TAAGAAAAACGGGACAACCGACCCCGTAATCACTATTAAAACAAATAAACAAAACGTCTATGCAGACCGTGTCGAGATACGCGGCCCGTCTAACGTTGTTTATTCACCTGATAAACCGCTGTCATGTGGTGCCCGTGTTTGGATTGAAACAGAAGCACCCGTATTTTGTGAGAATGGCGGCAATACTGTTTTGATTAGCGGGGTTTGATGTGATGAAAAAATCTGATGTAAACAAGCCAGCCGCGACCATGTACCCTAAGAGCCGCCGCGCTGTTGCCGATTGCAAATCCGTTTTGAAGCAATCAAACAATAAAAAGCTATCCAAAGATAAACTGCCCGTAATCAAAAAAGGCAAGTTTAAAGGCTATGTAATTTATACCCTGACATTAGAAGAGCGGGCAACCTGTCCCCGCTACTGCTATCATTGGGACAATTGTTATGGCAACAATATGATGTTTGGGCACCGTATCCAGCACGGCCCCGAACTTGAAGCCGCATTGCAAAAAGAAGTTGCAGAACTTTGCGCGACCTATCGCGGGGTAATTATCCGGCTTCATGTGTTGGGTGATTTCTATTCGGTGGACTATGTCGAACTATGGCAACACCTGTTAACCAAATTTGATAACTTAGCTATCTGGGGTTTTACCGGATACAAACCGACTAGTGATATCGGGCTTGCTATCCGTGCCGTGCGGGGTGGTTTTGGTGAGCGGTTCGCGGTTCGGTTCAGCAATGCGCCGGACTGGCAATTCAGCGCGAACAGTGCCGACCTATACAAGCCAGTAAAAAACAAATCGGTAATCTGTCCCGAACAAACGGGCAAAACCGAATCGTGCTCAACGTGTACCGTTTGCTGGGCGGCAAAAGATATGCAGGTTTTATTTCAAACCCACTAACGTGACAAACGGGGCGACACTAAATAAAACCGACGTGTGACAAACGGGGCGACACTATAGTTTTTTTTGGGATGTCATGCCGCTTCGGTGTTGGTTCCGGCGGCGGTGGCATCATCGGGCAAGTTGAGTAGCGGGGCTTGCCCATCGGGGCGGGGCGGGAATTTTTCCATTTTTTCCCGTCCCGTTTTTTTATCTGCATTTTTTTTGGGTTGGGGGGTTCCCATCACGTCAAATCGGTGTATGATTCGTGTATGTTTAATGTTCAATCAACGAAAGGTAACGAACATGTTTGATTCTAATTTAGTCGCATCAACCTATAAACGCGAAGGCGGCGGGATGTTTCACCATCATAATGATGTTAACGATATCCGGCTTTTTACTGAGTTGGGTTCCGTCCGGCGGGTGCCAATCGAAGCCATCACAAGCGAAGACTATTCAGACATAGCATTGTGTGAAACTACCCCTATGCCCGATTATTCGGCTTTGCAAAATACGGCAACGGGTGAAGTTTTGAACACAAGGCCAGTCGGTGCCAGCTATAAACTTGTGCCGCATGATGAACTATTCGCAAATCATGCTGAAATTTTGGCGGGTTCAGATTTACCCATTGGCAACGTCAAGGTATTAGACCGCATCTATGACGGGGGATTACGGGCACATAGAACCGTGCATTTCATGGACTTGCAACACGCAGTCGGTGATAAGCAGGACAATGTTGTCTGCCGCATGGATATTTTCAACAGCATTGATATGTCTTGGGCTTTCCAGATATTTAGCGGGGCGTATCGTGACCTTTGCCGTAACACGTTGGTATTTGGCGGTGAAAAGGCATATCACCAAAAATCAAAACACACAAAGAACCTTGAGCCAGCCGCGCTTATCAGCAAGGCGGCAATGGGTTTGAACATGTGGGAAAGCCAACTTGACTTGATGAATCGTTGGCGGGGTGCCCGTCTATCGGATGAGCAATTCGGGGATATCTTGGCGCAAACCGTTTGTTACAAATCCGGCGCGGCGGCGGAACTAGGCCACGTCAAGCCAGTAAACGAACGTTTGTTCAATTACCTTATGCATCAATTCAATGCGGAAAAGCAGGAACTAGGTTCGACCATGTGGGCGGCTTATAATGCCTTGACGCACTGGGCAACCCATACAAATGTGACATGGACTGGCGCGGATGGCGTCGAGCGGCAGACTGGCAAAAATACAGCCAGCCAGCACATGGTTCAGCGCAAACGTAATGAAGATGTGCGGAACGTCATAACCAGCCCGTCATGGCAATATCTAGAAGGATTGGCGGCGTAATGGATCTATTGAAAATATGCTTGCTGATTTACAAGACGGCAATCGTTGTCTTGTTAATAATGGGCGTTTATGCCTTTTTGTCAATTTAACTGGATGAAAGGAACCAGAACGATGACAACCAACAACGAACATATCAAAGAGCTTTGCAACCAGCTTGTTTCGGCTGTCCGGGCCGATGTAAAGCAGGACTTATACCAGCGGTTTAAGGCCGAGTTTGATTTTCAGACTGGTATGCATGGGGAACAGCTTGAGCCAGTCCGGCGGCGGCGGGGTGAACGCGGAACCGACAAGCGGCCATTCCGCCCGAATTCGTCACTGGCGCGGGTTTACCGCACGCTTGCGGCTAGGAAGCACGGCATCAATATAAATACCCTTGCCCGTGAATCCGGCTTGTCTATTCGCGGGGTTGCAAATGCCGTGCATCGGTTGCGCCAACATGGTTATAAAATCGTTGTGAACCGTGCTGGATATCAGCGGCCTAAATATCGGCTTGCCAGCTAGGCAGAAACCGACTAATAATATTGGGGACGGGGCAACTTGTCCCCATTAACCTTGAAACCGACTAGAAGGAACCAACGAGATGAAAACCACAATAGCAGTCAATCGTGATGAATTCGACAGCCAGTCAAAAAGAATGGTTGTCATTACCACCGACGAACAGGCATTGATCTTGCAGGCCGTCGAGGCATTAGAAATGCAGGCGCAAACATTAAAAGCAGTTTTGCGGTCTATCGGATTTGACCATTACACGTTTGCCAGCGACAACCCACGCACTGTTGCCCGTCTAAATCTTACCGTGAAAGGCCAGTCCGATGATGAGTAATGTCTTGATGCTGGTGTTGCTAGCATGGGTTTCTATCGCTTGTTGGTGCCTATTTATTGAATTGTGGAATAGGCGCAACGATACCTGAAACCGACCCGTATTCCTCCCACTTAACCCCGTTTGGCTAGTCCGGCGGGGTTCTTTTTTGCCTATCGTCTGAAATATCCGGCTTGGGTTTGATATTGCGGGATAAATCCGGCGGGAACTGGTACGGGTTTTCTATGTTATGTAGACGTCTATCAATCGCTATGAAATTTAACGATATGGCAAACGGGGTTACACGCGATGTGTGTGTGCGGGATAAATTAGGCGGAATATCAGCCAGTCGGTTTATTCGGGGCGGTTGTTTGAGGGGTGCGCCACGGCATCACCGATGGGGAAAGATAAAAATGTGACTATACGGGGGCGCAAGGGCCACCCCACCCCCCCTGCATATGCTATGCAATCCCGACAGCAATTTTGTATTTGGGGGGTTACCGATATGGGTATGAAACCGACGTGTAGGGGTGCCCCGGCGGGGATGCAACCGACGTGTAGGGGGATTCCCCACAGTCCAGACAAAAAAAGACCCCAACGGGGTATCCCGAAGGGGTTGGAAACCGACGTGTAAGGGGGAAGCGGGGGAAAGCGGGGGGTATTGGGTTATTTCCCTGAGGGTCTTAACCTCATTGTATAGGTACTTTTCGGATTTGTCAACCAAAATCGTACCCAATTTTATTTTTTTATCAAAAAAAAGTAACCTATGGAGATATTCCTGTTGACTTACATAGATATAGTAGCTATACTTGTGATGTGGGCAGAGGTTCACATAGCACACCCCGTCAAAAACCCTTTATTAACCCTTGAAATTGGGGGCGTGAGGCTAAGAAACGAACCACCCACACCAACAAACCGACAAGGACACCCCCCAGATATGCTTTTGGAAGCTTGGTTGCTTGTCTGCTTGTCGGTTTCACCAGACATGTGTGTAGAAATACGAGATACACGCGGTCCGTACCCCACCGAAGAGCAATGCAAACAGCGAATCGTCGAAATGGAAACGTTCGTTCGTCAACAACACCTGTTTCCGCTAGATATAAGCTGGCGTTGCAAGTCGGTTTCGGAAAATAACGATGAATCTACTACCCCAGACACACAAGAAAAGGGACTTGACCCCACAACAGGAGCGGTTCCTAGAGTTGCTATTTGAAAATGGTGGTCAGGTAACTGCTGCCGCCTTAGATGCAGGGTATTCTCGTGGATCTGCAGCGTGGCTAAAGTCAACGCTTGCTGATGAGATCATCGAACGCACCAAGTCGGTTTTGGCAACCAACGCACTAAAAGCCGCAAACCGATTAGTCGATACAATCGACAACCCCGCCCCGGAAAGAGGTGACGACCTGCGCCTCAAAGCTGCCGAATCGCTACTCAATCGTGTCGGCGTAGCAAAGCAGGAACAAATTAACCACAACGTAACGGCAGTACACGGCGTAGTTCTGCTGCCACCAAAGAAGGAAGTCGTGATCGATGGCTCTTGATGATAAAGATAAGGCTCGTGCAAAGTTTAATGAAGGCTTTCGTAAGATAACTGCTGCTGAAGTAAAAGATCTTACCGACAAACAAAAAAAAGTCTACGATAAGATTGTAGAAAATCAGAATATCGCTGCTGTACCAAAAGACAGATCACGGAACAGACTTATCAACAAAGATGTTCGTCTACGTGAGTTTGATTCAGAAACCTACGCAAAAGTTAAGCAGCCTCTGCTTAATATAAAAGACAAAAAAGAAACAACTATGAAAAAGCGTAGGGCTGAAGCTAACGAATATAAAACAGACTTAACACATCCCGGTGCAACTAAGGGATATGACACAGAGTTGGGAATGAAAGTCCCCAAAAGAAATCCTGCTCGTAGACCTGCACCAAAAGAACGTACAGGGATGGCACATGGCGGCAAAGCTTGTCGCGGACGCAAAGCAAACTATAAGGCATAACCTATGGAATTTTTCGGAAACATCTACCAGTCTGCAAAAGATGCGGTAACAGACTACACAACAATGAACCGACGCGATGCGTACAACCATCTCGTTCGTGTTTACGGTGACGACAAAGAAATGGTTGAGGCTGGCATGAAAAAATGGAATGAAGCCAACCCCAACTCTAAAGGGCGTTCTGCGGAAAAGTCTGCAGAAAAGAACTAACCTTGTCGGAAACCGACGCACCAAAGAAAAAAAGAAACTATCAGCTATCTACCGCTGAACGTGCCCGTCGTGGGGCACAGAAGCGTTTACGGGCTGCAAAGAAAAAAGCTACACAAGCTACAAAGAAAGCGGAAGCACAGAGAAGTTATGCCCGAAAGCTGGAAGAAACAATTGGAAGAGTTGAAAAAGGAATCAACGGAAAAGAATCAACTGTCGTTGACATGGGAGATCTCTCCGTTTTACCCCCGTCCGTTTCCGACCTTGTGGGTGATTCTGAAGTTGTCTTCCAAGCTAATCCCGGACCTCAAGAGGAGTTTCTTTCGGCAGGTGAACAAGATGTATTGTACGGGGGAGCGGCTGGCGGCGGTAAGTCGTTTGCTCTACTTGCTGACCCCTTACGCTATTGCCACAACCCTAATCACCGGGGTCTTCTCCTAAGACGCACCCTCGACGAACTAACCGAACTCATAGATAAATCACGCCAACTATATACAAAGGCGTTCCCCGGAGCAAAGTTCCGTGAATCAAAATCAACGTGGGTCTTTCCATCAGGAGCCACGATTTGGTTTACCTACCTAGACAGAGACAAGGACGTAACCCGTTTTCAAGGGCAAGCCTTCAACTGGATAGGCATAGACGAAATAACCCAATACCCAACTCCTTACGTCTGGGACTACCTACGTTCTAGACTACGTTCCACAGATCCTGAACTTCAAAAGAATCTATATATGCGTTGTACAGCCAACCCCGGCGGCGTCGGTGGCTGGTGGGTTAAGAAAATGTACATCGACTCACGCACAGAAAACGAAGCGTTTCCTGCGTACGACATAGATACGATGAAGCCCTTTGTGTGGCCCAACGGTCACGAGAAGGCAGGTCAGCCGCTGTTCTACCGCAAGTTTGTTCCTGCACGGCTGACTGATAATCCCCACCTCATGGCTGACGGACAATACGAAGCCATGTTGCGTTCGCTCCCAGAAGTTGAGCGGAAGAGACTTCTAGAGGGGGATTGGGATGTGGCAGAGGGAGCGGCCTTCCCAGAGTTTTCACGAGTACGTCACGTTGTCGAACCTTTCGAATTACCTACCAATTGGCCTCGCATTAGAGCAGCGGACTATGGATATGCATCCCCGTCTGCAGTTCTTTGGGGTGCTA